ATCCCACATCCTACGATGGTTTGATAGGTACCCATGTCTTGTGGAGGTTAAGGGTTCATCTACCGCCTTGCGAGCGGGGAGAATGTGGATTACATCTAACCTCCACCCAACCGAGTGGTATCCTGAATTAGATATCTTAACTAAAGATGCCTTATTACGCAGGATTGAAGTGATTGAAGAAATGACTGAAATGTGGGAACCACCAGTCATTGAAGAAGAAGTATTTGAAATGGAAATTTAATTTAATAAAAAAGGGTTTATTTATTAAAAACATAGGGGTTTATTTACATAAACATAAACATAGGGGTAATTTTCCGGCTCCGCCGGATTTAAGTAGTAACTGACATAAGAGCAACACATTTAGGAACATGGTGAGTAATAGCACACATATATGTTTGGTCAATCTGATAACCACAAGAAATATTGGTTTCACCAGAACGAGTATCAATTTCTTTCTCAAGACCAAACATCTGAGCAGGACCAATAGGAATTGACTGATTACCAGTAACAGCAACACTAACAAAAGGTGAAAATTTGTTTAGAAATGTAGATCCATTAAAGTCTTTAGACCACGACCACTTATCATACTTGATAACACCGGGATGAATCTTAACACCTTTAGCAGTAGCATTAAAAAAATAACCAGCAGGTGGTTTTTTTGTTAACTGAATCAAAGTAGTAGCATTACGAGCAGTAATTAAACCTGTAGAAGAAGAACCCAAGTACGACTGATAACCAACTTCAGCCGTACCACGCAAATACCTAGCAGCAGGAACAAAACCTGTATATGACTTCTTAGACTTATAAATTTTACCAACAATAGGCCTATTGTGAATATCAGTAACTTCATCATCACCATCATCAACAACACCACCAAGAGTGGCATTCTGAACCTTCAAAGTACTGTTAGCAGCAAAATGTAAAGTACATTGGTTAAAATTAACCAAAGCAACAGTCGCTAACGAACCCGCCTGTTCATTCATCCAAATATCATAAATAGTACCACGAGTAACACCAGCCAAAGCAGTAATAATAGCATTGCCTAAACCTGCAGCCAATGTTTCATATGTAGTAGTTGCAGGGAAATCATAATTAGCCTGTGTCAACGAATTCACATCAAGATCTCCATATTTAAAAGAGATCCGCATTGTAGTGACACCGCCCAACCAATACTCTTGCCACGAAACGATATGTTCACCTTTCTGCCTGAACAACTCACGAATGACTGCACGCATAGCAGAACCCCATACATATTGCCAAGCAAGAGTATGTCCAAGATAAATACTTTGCGCATCAGCAAGAGTGCCACCAGTCTCCCATTTAAAAATGGAACCCTTCTTAGCAAAGTTCACCTTCCTCTTCTTCTTCGTAACACGAGATCTCTTAGAACGACCCTTATTACGAAATTTACGGCGACTATTAACAGCCGGACGACGACGACCAGGCAACCTACGTCTTCGTCCATTACCACCTCTCAAACGCAACGGCATATTCTTTTTGAGGAAAGAAGATGGTTTACCCAAAAACTTCAATCCACCGAATTGTTTACCCTTTCGATAAGGAGCACCACGATTACGGAGTGGAGGAGAAGGAGGCGTTTGATACATAATCGTATCGCCACGACCACGTCCAAAACCGCCACTATACTTATTCGGACGGTATAATACCATATCCGTACTAATACGTTTACGTGTAGGAACCATTTTTTTTGAGGAAGAAGAGGAAGGATTATTCATTCCAAAAAGAGTATAATCGATATCACGATTACCATATGGACGCAATGACGACAAAGCCCCATGCGCAGCAACTATACTACGGTAAAAACCCATCTTTTTGAGGAATAAAAGAAATAGTAACAAAAGCTACATTTAGAGCCAGGGGGTGAGCCACCGAGCAGCCGCTATAGTAAGTAATACTAGCGGCTCTGCTTGTGGCTGGAAACGGGCGAGTTAGGGTTATGGCTAACAACTCGAAGGTGACGTTCCTCCTTTGGCCGTAGGGGCCAAAGACGAGGCCCGTTCCTCTATGATGTATATCCCTCATCCCGCTGTCCACGTTTGTCCCTAACAGTCCCCAAGTTGATCGAGGGGTGCAAATATTTGTAAATATTGAGAGTAAATAAATAAATGTTTATTCGTATTGCCAAGTAGTTTCAGTTTCAGTTTCAGTTTCACTACTTCCAAACAAGCTGCCATTTTCCTTCTCTCGTTCAGCTTGACAATCGAAGCACATACAACGATAATATCGTAACCCCTGGCTAGATGTAATCCATGGTACCCAATTAGTACTAGTACGCATTACATATTGAAGCCAATCTTCAGATTCAGGAGCATCCAAAGCATTAGCAACGACCATCTTATCATTAAGACAAGCAAGTTTATCGATGATCAAACAGATGATTTCAATGGGGAGAGACATGAGATTCTTTTTGAGGAAGAAAAGAATTCTCCCACGCTCACCTTTTATAACCAAAAGGATAACTAGGGGCCGTGGGAATAGGGGCCGTGGGAATTGCCCCAACAAGTAATATAAAAGCCAAGCGAGCAACCGATCTTTCTTTCCTCAAAATAATTTATGAACCAAGCTCGCTATTGGCTATTAACTATTCCACATGCCCATTTTACGCCCTACCTACCAACCAACGTCACCTGGATCAGAGGCCAGCTCGAACTCGGAGCAGGAGAGGGCGAATACCTACATTGGCAGATTGCAGTCTGCTTTTCAAATAAGATCCGACTCGGAGGAGTCAGAAACACATTCGGAAACTTCCACGCAGAGCCAAGTAGGTCCAGCGCTGCAAACAAATATGTATTTAAGGAGGAGACGCGCGTTGCAGGAACACAATTTGAATTGGGAACATTACCAGTGCAGCGCAGTAGTTCTACGGATTGGAGTGTGGTCAGAAACTCAGCAATCGCAGGAGACTACACGAACATTCCCGGCGATATATACGTTCGCTATTACGGGAACTTGCGTCGAATCACTCAAGACAATTTGCAGCCACTTCCTCAAACAAGGAAGATTTCCTGTTACTGGGGTCCAACAGGAGTGGGCAAATCGCGAAGGGTATGGTGGGAAGCCGGAATCGAGGCTTATCCTAAAGATCCACGGTCCAAGTTTTGGGATGGGTACCGCGGTCAAGCACATGTTATTCTCGACGAATTCCGTGGAACTATTGACGTATCCCACATCCTACGATGGTTTGATAGGTACCCATGTCTTGTGGAGGTTAAGGGTTCATCTACCGCCTTGCGAGCGGGGAGAATGTGGATTACATCTAACCTCCACCCAACCGAGTGGTAT